AAGTGGGAGGATGCTATTTGTCCTGATATTGTTCGAGAGTACGAAGATGTTGGATATGCATATTTAAAATTTGTAATTGCTACAGAACAAGACTTTGCTGACGCAGAATGTGCCATTGCTGCTTATCGTAAGGCAGGATTCAAAGGCCATGTTTATCTAATGCCAGTAGGCGGTGTTGAAAGTGTTTACGCATTGAACAATCGCACAGTAGCAGACTTAGCTATGAAGAATGGCTTGCGCTACAGCGATCGTTTACAAGTGCCGTTATTTAAAAATGAGTGGGGAACTTAATGAAACAAATTATTAAAAAGTTATTTGGTATTGACAAACTGCAAGCCGAAAAAGAAGCATTACAAATAGCCAGAGACAAAGCAGTAGCCGAAACAGTTAAAGCCCAAGAAGAAGAAGCACAGGCTAAGATGACTCCAAAAGAACGGGCCACCGCCAAAGGTGAGCCGTGGGTTAGTGTACTTGAAACTCATGTGAATAAAGAAAATATTCGTAACGGTTTCTTTGAACTTGACTGGAATGAACTTTTTGTGTTAAAATTAAGACAAGAGGGTTTTGGATTTGAAGGTGATCCAGAAGAAGAGATCGTTGATCGCTGGTTTAGAGACATTGTTCGACAGATGTTAACTGACGAAGGTCTCGATACTAACAGACCGGCGGGATATATTAATGTGGTACCGATAGCAAAAGGCAAAAGCGAAGTTTCATGACATATATTTTAGTTGATACTGCTAACACATTCTTTCGTGCTAGACACGTTATTCGAGGCGATGCTGACATTAAGTTAGGCATGGCTTTTCACATTACTCTTAACAGCATTAAAAAAGCATGGAAAGACTTTGATGGGAAACACGTTATCTTCTGTTTAGAAGGTCGCTCGTGGCGTAAGGACTACTACGCACCATACAAACGCAATAGAGCCGATGCTCGTGCTGCATTAACTGCCAGCGAGCAAGAAGAAGATAAATTGTTCTGGGAAGCGTTTGATACATTTAAAGATTTCGTTACAGAAAAAACTAATTGTATAGTACTACAAAATCCGCAGTTAGAAGCAGATGATTTAATTGCTGGATTTATTCAAGCACATCCGAACGACAATCACGTAATTATTTCCACAGACACTGACTTTGTACAACTGATTGCACCTAACGTGAAACAGTATAACGGTGTTCAAGAGTGTACTATAACTCACGAAGGGTATTTTGATGACAAAGGCAAACCAATCATTGACAAGAAAACGCAAGAGCCAAAATCAGCACCTGACCCAGAATGGCTCTTGTTTGAAAAATGTATGCGTGGTGATACCAGTGATAATGTCTTCTCAGCGTATCCGGGTGTACGTACTAAAGGCACAAGCAAAAAAGTGGGTCTTAGTGAAGCGTTCGAAGATCGTAAAAGCAAAGGATATTCGTGGAACAATCTCATGCTTCAGAGATGGACTGACCACGAAGGACAAGAACATCGTGTCTTAGAAGATTATGAACGCAATCGTCAGCTGATCGATCTTACTCAACAACCTGAAGATATTCGAACTATTATTAACGAAACAATTTCTACTGCCATTACAGCAAATAAACGTATTGATCAAGTTGGCATTAGATTAATAAAATTTTGTAACTTATATGATCTAAAGAAAATTTCTGATCAAGCACAAAGCTATGCCGAACCATTAAATGCGAGATATACACCATGACAGACTTACATGCTAAACCAATTATTGACAATAAATTTTGGATTGTTGAAAAAGACGGAACCAAATTTGCTACACTTCGAAAAAACGAAGATAATAAATTTATAATGAGCAATGAAAAAGGTGTTAGAATTTATGACACACGAAAAAGCCTAACTGATCAATTTGGTAAAGATTTTTTCATTGTAAAAATTGTTAAGGAAGCCGATAATGCTAATCCATTAGAAGTTCACGGTTATCCTACGAGCGCCGAGCCGCATAACGCCATGTACGATATTCAAAAGAAACTTCCGCTGTTTACTAAAAGCGAAGATTCAAAGAGTTTGTATTGTGCAGGATATTATGTAATTAAATTTGACAAAGGTTGGGTAAAAAGTTTTTGTCCTAAAAAAATTACATTAGAACGATATGAATATCAAGGCCCGTTTAAGACCGAATTAGAAATGCGTCAAAGGTTATCAAATGTCTCAAGATAAAACATCAATTCAATTGCCAAGTGTTGAAAGACTGCTCCAAAGGGTCGTTGCCGCTGAAAAAACCAATCAAAAAGAGATTAGATTAACAATTCAAGAAGCTCGTGAACTAACAACAGATCTTAGCCTAATGACCACAAAGTTAGGTAAACAAATATCAGAAATCCATAGTAGATTGGATAAATTGACTGGCGAACAACAACAAATTTCAGTACAGATGGATGGGGGAACGTTCTAGTGGCATAAATATATGCGTGTATTATAATAGAGAATTTCATGAGTAGACCGAAACCTAAAGTATTGCTAGAATACGCCAATAAAGAAAACTTTAAAGTGGAACAGATTTTAGAGTCTGATGCCATTTGGGCAGTTTTTTATAAAGGGCAACCATTCAATCTTAAGAGCGGCAGTTTGATTTCAAGTTATCCCGGGCCTAAATACAAAAAAGTATCATTTAGTAATCCAGGCCACGCATACAATTTAGCTAAAAAGTTAAACAAATTATTTAAGACTACTGACTTCGAAGTTGTCAAACTGACACAAGGCGAAATTATTAAGTCACCAAAATGAAAACCAAAGATGTTTATACAAGACTACTTCTAAAAGCCACTGAAGAACTTGTAACAGACGACATTATAAAATCTAAAAAAAGTGTTTGGTGGTGGAATAATCGAAGTAAAGACTCAGGCGGACTTCGATTAACTGAAGAAGGTATAGATTATATCAGCGACTATGCCAAACTAAAAACATACACTATCAAATTTCCAAAAGAAATCACAATAACTCCACAAATACTAATATGGCTTGACAACTTTATCGAAAGTCCGTATTATATTACTAAGAAAGATATTACAGTCATAACCGAAAAAGCAGCGTTTGAACTTTATCTATTTTCAGGTGATATAAGAAAATTTGGATATGGTAAAGCACTCAGCAAACGTATGAGCCAAGAATAAACTTCACAAATCACTGTTACCGTAAATACTATGATGAATTTAAATCCTTTGGATGTGTTAAAGAAACGTTCGGTGTCTTGGATTCCGCCGCATTTTGCTAAGATCAAGGTAACGCACCAGTTTTACAATACAGATCTCGAAGACTGGATAAAATATAAATTGAAGGGACGGTATTTTCTAATTCCTAGTTCGGATAGTCATACTGCTCTTTTAGGTTTTGAAGATGATAAAGAACTAACGTTTTTTATGTTAGCTTGCCCGCATTTTAGGAGAATATAAATGGCAGAAGAAATGAAAGCAGAACAGACTCAACAAGCAGCACCAGAAACTAAATCACCCGAGTTAACCATTAACGACCTCGGTGCGTTACGCACTATCGTTGATGTTGCTACACAACGTGGTGCGTTTAAGGCAGCAGAAATGGAATCCGTTGGTAAGATCTATAATAGACTAGCAACATTCCTTGAAAGTGTAACACCTAAACAAGAGGGACAAAAAGAAAATGGCTAATATTAAACATGTGGGGCGTATGAAAACCAATAAGAATAAACTTCTTGTAGTTTTTAAAACGCTTCCAAATGATCCAGAGCATTGTCTAGTAGTTGGTACAGCAGGATTAAATGATAGTTATCATAACGCTATTATCGATCTAGTTGAAAGTCCGCAAGCACAAGATTCATTCGAGTTTGGCGAGATTCTCGGTACACGGTATTTCCCTGATGGTAAACCAATGCTAGCAGTATTGCACCAGAATAGAAATTTAGTTCGAGTGCCTACTAAAGATGTCGAAATAACACCTACACCAAATTACGTCATTGGGTTAGATGAGTTGAATAAACTTAGTGCCGAACAGCGTGGTGTTAAAGTTGAAGACCTGGCGTTGTCAAATGGCAGTAAATCTGAAGTTAAAGATATTGCTAAA